AGCCGTCGAAGTCTAACGGCGTTCACTGAGTACGTTCGTCCGGCGTGGAAGCCGGCGGCGATTCACCTTGCGATTTGCGAGCAGCTCGAGCGAGTTCAAAGACGGGAAGTAGATCGGCTCATCATCACTTGCCCGCCGCAGCACGGGAAGTCGACGGCATCGAGTCAGTCGTTCCCGGCTTGGTTACTTGGGCTTACTCCGACAGAGGACGTGGCGCTGATCTCGGCCACCGAGTCTCTAGCTACTGACTTCGGCCGAGACGTTCGGAACACGGTTGCAGGGCGTGAGTGCCGCAACGTGTTTCCAGAGCTTGAGCTTGCCGAGGATAGTCAAGCGGCCGGTAGGTGGCACACGAAGCAGGGTGGGTCATTCCTCTCGCTTGGCATTGGCGGGCAGTTTTTCGGTCGTGGCACTACCACTGCGGTAATAGATGATCCGTTCTCGTCGTGGGAGAAGGCTCAGAGCGAAGTAGAGCGCGAGCGGGTATGGGATTGGTACACCGGCACGCTCTACAACCGCGTAAGACCTGGCGGGGCGATTGTCTTGATCCAGCACCGGCTACACGAATCCGATCTTGTGGGCAGGCTCTTGGAGCGCCAGAAGGACGGCGGCGACAAGTGGGAGCTGATAGAGCTCAAGGCCAGCCCTGACCTTTGGCCGGAGCGGTACACGTTCGAGGCGTTGGAGCGTATTCGGGTCAACACAAGTCCGATCAAGTGGTCGTCGTTGTACTTGCAGAATCCTTTACCGGAAGAAGGCACGTTTTTTAAGCGCGAATGGTTCCGGTTTGTAGACCCAAAGACCGTCAAGGGGCACAAGTACACGACCAGCGATTTTGCTGTAACGCCTGACTCTGGCGATTACACCGAGATTGGAACGCACGCTTACGGCGACAAGCTGACACTAGCTCTTGACGGCTGGTATGGGCAGACGAGCGCCGATCAGTGGATAGAACACGCTATCGATCAGATGGGGCGACACAAGCCGTTCTGTTTTTTCGGTGAGTCTGGAGTGATTCGGCGTGCAGTCGAGCCGTTCCTTCGCCGAAGGATGATCGAGCGCAAGACGCACGTTCGCATGGAGTGGCTGCCAAGAGGTAGCGACAAGGCGGCTATGGCTGTTGGACTTCAAGGGTTAGCTGCAATGGGCCAAGTGCAGATTGCAGACACGGAATATGGGCATCGCTTGCTAGGGCAGCTTCTACGCTTCCCTGGAGGGCAACTGGATGACGCGGTGGATATGGCGACATTGATGGGCATGGCTATCGACCAAGCGCACCCTGCGATTCTGGCGAAGCCGGCCGTGCCTGCGATTCCTGAGGATCGCTACAAGCCAAAAGAGCAAGAGGTTCGCGCGTGGCGTACAGCGTAAAAAAGCGCAAGGCGAAGGACGAGAGTCCCGAGGATACCGATCTTGCGTTCGTCAAGTCGCAGTTCGACGATGCCGAGGATTCGAGCGAGGAGTATCGAACCGAGGCCGAGCTGTACCGCGCCTATTACGACGGGTATCAGTGGACCGAGGAGGAGCGCAAGGCTATTGAGTCTCGTGGTCAGCCTGTCATCACCGATAACAAGATCAAGGACAAGATCGAGACGTATCTAGGGATTGAGCGGAAGGGCAGGGCTGATCCAAAGGCGTTTCCTCGCAACAATCCATCGGACGAGGAAGCGGCAGACGCGGCTACGGACGGGTTGAGGTACGTTGCAGACGAAAACCTGTTTCAGTACGCACGTTCAAACGCCGCCGAGAATCTGTTTGTCGAGGGGCTTTGCGGGCTTGAAATCTGTGTCGACAAGAAGCTACCGAAGAAGTCGCGCACGCCCAAGATCAAGGTTAGGCACATTCGGTGGGATCGGCTTTACTTCGATCCGCATTCGTTCCAGTGCGATTTCTCCGACGCCACGTTCAAGGGAATCATCACTTGGATGGACGTTGACGCAGCTATCTCCAAGTGGCCCGACAAGAAGGAGGTTATTGAGCAGTCGTTCGAGACGATCAAGCCGTCGTCTGCGCAGACTCACGATGACAAGCCGCGATGGGTGCTCAACACTTCTGGGCGCAAGCGCATTCAAGTTCTGACGCACGAGTATCTGAGGGAATCTCAGTGGCATCGCTGCGTATTCGTTAGCGCCGGCTTTCTCGAACCTCCGGCAGTCTCGACCTACGTTGACGAGGAAGGCGAGCCGATTGGTTCTATCGAGCTCCAGGCGATGTACCGAGAGGGCGAGGACGGTACGCCTTATGGGGCTATTCGTCGCTACAAGGACTTGCAGGACGACTGGAACAAGCGCCGATCCAAGTCATTGCACTTGCTCAACACGAATCAGGTCATCGCTGAAGAGGGGATGCTTGACGACGAGCAGAAGGCCGAAATACGCAAGGAAGCGGCTCGGCCTGATGGTGTGATTTCAAGCCCGACCGGAGCGAAGCTATCGATCCAGAAGAATCTCGATCTGGCACAGGGGCACGTCAATCTGATGTTGCTCACTGGGCAGGCGTTGGACGCAACCGGGCCTAATGCGGCGCTAGCTGGGCAGAGCGCCGACATTTCGGGCCGTGCTAAGCAGGTAGACCAGCAGGGAGGGTTGCTCGCGATCGACAAGCCGTTCGACTCGATCAAGCACTTATCGCTTCGCACCTATCGGCAGATTTGGCACCGGATCAAGCAGTATTGGACGATGGAGACGTGGATACGGGTCAGGGACGAGGAACACATCAAGTTCGTTGCGTTCAATCGGTCCACGACCAAAGGGGAGCTAGCAGCCAAGGCGTTGAACGGTCGCAAGGACTTGGACGAGGAAGCGAAGGCCGAGATTCTGCTCAAGCTGTTAGCCGATCCATCGTCTCAAGAACCGGCGAAAGAGAACGACGTAGCCGAGCTCGATGTAGACATCATTCTGGACGAGACGCCTGACGTTGTTTCGTTGCAGCAGGAACAGTTCGCAGTTGTGGCTGAGCTGGCTCAAGGTCGACCGGAGCTGTTCGAGACGGTGGTTCAGCTATCGAGCCTGACCGCTGCGAACAAGCGCAAGGTATTGGATCAGGACAAAGAGCCGAACCCGATGCAGCAGCAGATGGCTGCGATGCAAGCCAAGATGGCCGAGTTCGAGGTGATGTTGGCTGAGGCCAAGATTCAGCGCGAAGTTGCCGCTACCGAGAAGGATCAAGCGGCGGCGCGTGAGACGGCCATTGATACGGTCATCAAGACGGCCACGTACATGAACGGGCCTGATGCTGCGACGCCGGCCAAGAAGCAGGTAAGCGTCAACTAGTTTTGGCGATGCTCCGCAAGTGAGCATCCGATTCCCGCCGCCGGGGTTCACGGGCGTTTCTCGCTGCCGCCGAGCGTAATCGGGCGATTCGGTCATTCCCACGCTAGAGGAAACGATGATGAGCACTGAAGCAAGTGAGGCTGTGCCGCACACGCCGTTAGCGGAGATATTCGCGAAGGGTGGTGGCAAAAGTACCGAGGCAACGGACTCTGCCAAGAGTCCGACGGGCGATAAAGACGCGAAAGCGACCACTGCGACGCCGGCGGTGCAGGCGACTGAGGTCAAGGCTGAGCCGGCGAAAGCCGCTGCTACGAAAGTAGAAGCCGATACCAGGGATCGCACTCGGGACGAGAAGGGCAGATTCAAGACGGAAGCGGAGGAGCAGGTTGCGGGCGCGCAGGCAGCATTGGTTGCTGAGCGCAAAAAGCGACAGGCTCTAGAGCGCCAGTTGCAGGAGCGGGACGCCAAACCCAAGAAGGACTTCTTTGAAGATCCTGAGGGCGCTCTAAACGAACGTGACCAGAAGCTACGATCTGAAGCGGACGAGCGGTTTTTCCTCATGTGCGAGGACGCCGCGAAAGACTCTCACAAGGACTACGACGCGATTGTGTCGGCGTTCTTGGAAGATGCCGAAGAAGATCGGACGCTAGCGTCGCGGACGTTTCCAGAAATGCGCAAGGCGCGCAATCCGGCAGAGTTCCTCTACAAGTCGGCAAAGCTGCACTCGGAAATGAAGGCGGTTGGCGGCGATCTCGGGAAGTACCGAGAGAGTGTCGAGACCCCGCTCAAAACCGAGTTGGCAGCGCGCGACGCGAAGATCAAGGAGCTCGAAGCCCAACTGTCACAGCTAGGCAAGGTGCCGTCATCGCTCACCACGGAGCAGTCATCCAGTCGGGCATCGGTAGAGGCTGACGAAGCCAACAACCCACCGCCAATGGACGACATTTTGAAACCACGTAAGCGACGGGCGTAGTTAGCCCGCCGTAGGAGTAGCTGCAATGGCAGAGTCAGCAGTTGTTGCAAACAACATCGT